GGCGAAGATGTGGGCAGCTACACCCTCGCCGAATTTGCGGACGTGTACATGGGGTTGTATGGCGTTGCTCCCATAGTCTTCATAAACGTCTTCGATCCGGCAAAGCACACGAGGCCAGTTCAGGGCGGCGACGGCAACCAGACGGAGCCGGATGTTTCAAAGGTGACGTCAGCGGACATTATCGGCGGCATTGATGGCGACACCATGCGCCGTAAGGGGCTTGAACTTGCGGCCTCGGTTTTTCCACGTTTTACAATGGTTCCTGGTCAGCTACTCGCCCCGGGGTTTTCGTCGGATCCCGCAGTGGCGCTTGTCATGGGCGCAAAATGCTCGGATATCAACGGCCACTTTTCTTGCACGGCGCCCATTGATGTGCCGGCCGAAGTCCGCAACTACACTGAGGTGCCTGCCTGGATCCAGGACAACAACCTCACGGACAAGCACCTGATCCCTTTTTTCGGCAGGCCGATCACTGGCGGCAAAATCATGTGGGGCAGCACCCATCTGGCCGGAGCAACAGGACTGCGCGATGCCAACAATGATGGCGTGCCATTCTGGTCGCCCTCCAATTCCCGCATACTGGCCAACGGCATCATGCACAATGGCGAGCTGCTGGACCTTGATACCGAGCAGGCCGGGTGGCTCAACTTCCGCGGCTGCGTCACCGGCATCAACTTCGTTGGCGGCCTCAAGGTCTGGGGCAACTATACTGCGGCCTATCCCGGGGTGACCGACGTCAAGAACGTGTTTATCCCAATCCGGCGCATGTTTTCGTATGTGGGCAACACTCTTGTCCTTTCTACCTGGCAGAAGGTGGACGAACCCATTGTGCGGGTACGCCATATCGAATCCATTGTGGATAGCACCAATCAGTGGCTCAACGGCCTGGTGCGGCGCGAACGGCTGATTGGCGGCAAGGTGTCCTTTTTGGCCGGCGACAATGCCGTCACTGACCTCATGAATGGCACCGTCCGTTACCGCATAGCCCTCACGCCGCCTTCTCCGGCCCAGGAGATCGTGCACATCCTGCGTTATGACCATACCGCGCTGTCGTCCCTCTTTAGCAGCGTCAGCGCGTAGTAAGGAGTTATCATGGCTGATAATACCGAACGACTCCCAAGCGCCAACCCCATTCCGGATAAGCTTATCAATGCCAAGATCTACCGGGAAGGCGATGAACTCCTGGGCGTTGGCGAAGTGACCCTGCCGGATCTGGAATACATGAAGGAATCCCTGTCCGGCCTCGGTATCCTTGGCGAACTTGAAACCCCGGTTATCGGGCATTTTGGCAACCTCACTCTGGGCATATCCTGGAATACGGTCAACACGCAGGCTGTGCGTCTGCTGAAAACAACCGGGCATCAGCTTCAGGTGTATGCCGCCATTCAGGTCTACGATTCGGGCTTGAACAAGCTTGTACCCAAGCCCGTCAAGCTCACTGCCAACGCTCTGCCCAAGAAGGCCGGCCTCGGCAAAACCACGCCCGGCAAGAAAATGGACAACGATACCGAGCTCGAGGTGGTGAGCATGTATCTGTGGATCGACGGGCGTGAAGTTGTGGGCATTGACAAACTTAACGGCATCTGCCGCATCGATGGCGAGGATATGCTCGCCGAAATCAACAGCTATCTCGGAGGCTAACCTCATGAAAACCCCTCTTGCCGTGATTGCGCTGTCCTGGCCGGTGCAGCTCGCAGACCGTGAACTCAGTGAACTCACCATGAAGCGGCCCACCGTGAACGACGAACTCAAGTACGCGCCGTCGTCCACCAACCTGCGGACCCAGATGGAAGAAGAAGCCAGATACTTTGCGCATCTCTGCGGCATCAGCCCGGAAGAGGTGAAGAATCTGGATATGGAGGATTATGACAAGCTGCAGCAGCAGTACCTTATTTTTCGTGGCCGCGCCGAGGCCTCCAAAGGAACTGATGCGGGCGGCGGCGCTGCTTTCGCGCCTGGGGCGCATGTCGCTGAATGATGCGTTGGGATACAGCTACGATGATGTGCTGATGTGGATCGAGGAGCTTGTGGAGGCGGAATCCGCCCTCAACGGAGCATGATATGGGAAGAACGGTTGGCTTTACCTTTTCTGTCGGGGCGCGGCTGCAGTCGAGTGTAGCTTCCGCCTTTGACACTGTGGCGGGCCGGGCCAGCCGCCTTAAGCGCGACATGAAGGATCTGAGGGCAGTTTCCGGCACGGCCGGTAAGCTGACATCAGCCAAAGCTACAGTTGATTCACTGAGGGCCGAAGCCGCGGCCGGCAAGGATGTGTCAAAACAACTTGCCGCCGCGGAGCGTGCCTATGCTTCCGCTTCTCGTTCCGCGGCCAAGTACAATATCAACGTAGGCAATGCCGCGGCCGTGCATGCCAAGGCCACAGCCCAAATGCAGCGCTCGGAGGCGGCATTGCGGCGCCAGGAAACCATCATGCGCAATCGATCCAAACGTGATGAGCTGAAAGGCGAAATCATGGGTACGGTTGCGTCGGTAGCAGTGGTCGCGGCTCCGGTAAAAATGGCCGTCGAATTCGAAAGCGCCATGGCAGACGCAGCGAAAACCATTGACGGCATGCGCGATTCGGCAGGCAGGCTCACGCCGAAGTATTACGAGCTGGAATCTGCCGTCAAACAGATGGGCCGGGAACTGCCGCTGACCCATGACCAATTGGCGAGCCTTTTTGCCGCTGGCGGGCAGATGGGCATGACTTCCGTAGAAGAACTGCGGGAATTCACCAAGCTGGCTGCGCACATGAGCGTCGGCTTTGGCATGAGTACGGATGCTGCTGCAGAATCCATCGGCGGTTTCCGCAGTGCCTTGGGGCTTACGCTGGCTGAAACGCGGGAAGCCTTGGACCTCATGAACTATTACGCCAACACTTCAAGTGCGACAGAATCAAGCATTGCAAATATTGTCAGCAGGATAGGCGGCATAGGCAAAATAGCCGGCGTATCTCACCAGTCTGTTACCGCCATGGCAGCAACCCTGGCATCCATGAAAATCCCGGACGAGGTTGCTGGTACGGGTCTTAAAAACTTTATGCTTGCCCTTACCAAGGGCGGTGCCGCAGCCAAGAGCGCTCGTGAGGCACTGGCAAAAGTCGGCATAGATTCCAAAGCGCTTGCCAAAGAAATGCAGACTGACGCCGAAGGAGCCATGCTGGCGACCATGCGCAAGATTCTCAAATTGCCCGCACATATGCAGGCAGAAGTTATGACGCAGATATTCGGCACGGAAAGCCTTGGCCCCATCGCGCCTCTTTTGACGCAGCTTGATAAACTTGAAGAGAATCTGAATATAGCTGGCGATAAGAGCAAATGGCTTGGCGCGCTGCAAGATGAATTCGCAAACCGCGCCAAAACCACAGCCAACGCCCTGATCCTCGCAAAAAATCGTGTGTCCGAGCTCGGCATCAGTCTGGGTAGTGTTCTGCTGCCAGCCGTAGTTGCTGGCGCTCAGGCCCTCGGAAGATTTCTTGAACCTGTCATCGGCTACGCGCAAGCCAATCCTACGGTTGTCAGCGGAGCGTTTGCCCTGGTGGGGGGGCTGGTGGCGATCAGGGTGGCGGCCTTGGCAGGCGGCTTCGGGCTCACAGCCCTGTCCAACGCTGCTCTTGTAGGGCGTGTCGCGCTCACGCCGCTGATCTGGATCACCAATGCCCTGACCACTGCCACCTTTCGCCAATCTGTGGCCACAAGAGCCGCAGCCGTCTGGCAGCGCGTGCTCAACGTGGCCATGAAGGCCAATCCTGTAGGCATCATCATTACCGCCGTCACCGCGCTGGTGGGATGGTTCGTGTATCTTTACGAGCAGACCGGCTCTGTGGGCGGAGCCCTCAGCGCCATGTGGGATGGTTGCGTCTCGGGCCTGAAGCTTTTGACAAAACCACTGGAATGGGCGTTGAGCGGCATCGGCAAAATTGTGTCCTGGCTTGGCTCCGACGATGCTGACAAAGCGGACAGCAAAATAGAGGAAGGGCTGGCTCGAACCGGTGAGGATCCGGAAACACCAGCCCCCCCGAAGCCGCAGCCTGCACAGATGCGTCCTGTTGCCGCTGCGCCTCCATCTGTATCCGGCCCACCTTCCATGCCGTCACCTGGTGATTTTGATGCGGCGCAGGCAGAGGCTGCAGCGGCGCGCCATGCCGGCATTCAGGCGGCCACGTCTGGTCAGCTTGGCGGCTCCGTCAGCATCTCTCCCACATTCGCTTTCAACATATCCATGGACGGCGTGCCCGACCGTGAATTTGGACGCCGGGTGCTTGATTCTCTGGAGTCCGAAAAGTCATCCATTCAGCGGCTGCTTTCCGGGCTGCTGGCTGACGCTGCACGGGTGCAATATGGCTAAGACCTATACCACCGTTCAGGGCGATACCTGGGATTCTATCGCGTATCGCCTATGGGGGCGGGAAACGCTCATGCATCTGTTGATAGATGCCAATCCCGATTACGGGGACGTGTTGGCGTTTGAGCCCGACGTGCTGCTTCAGGTGCCGGACATCATCGTTCCTGTGCGGACCATGTCTCTACCGCCGTGGATGCAGGAGGCGACCTCATGAGCGACAGCTTTACCGCCCGCCGTGCACGCTTGGCCGTAACCGTCAACGGCATAGACGTCAGTTCGCACCTTGCGCCTTTTTTGCGTGAGTTCTCTTTCAAGGACAATGCCAAGGACAAGGCCGATGAAGTGACGCTTTCGCTCATGGATCGTGATCGACGCTTCCAGAATGACTGGTTCATCGACAAGGGCAGTGAGGTGACGGCATGGCTCACATGCCTGAACTGGTATGCGCCAGATAAAAATCTGTCCCTGCCCATGGGTCGCTTCACGGTCGACGAAGTAACGCTTGCCGGGCCGCCGGACGTGTTCACTGTCAAGGCTGTATCCGCTGCAAAAACCTCTGCAATGTCGGAAGAATCCCGCACCAAGGGGTGGGAGACATATACTCTGGAGGGTATCGCCCAGGAAATCTCACAGCGTCATGGCTACGAACTCATGTACGATGCTCCGGAAATCCCGTTCAATCGCGTTGACCAGCGTGAAACCTCCGATCTGGCCTTCCTGCATGGCCTGTCGGGGCGATACGGCGTCAACCTGAAGGTTCACGACGGCAAAATGATACTCTACGGAGCCAAGGAGTGGGACGCAAAAAGTCCTTTGTTGGTCATCAGTAAGGAGGGGTCACCCTATTCGCCATCCACTTGGTCTTTCAAGGTTGGATCGCAAGGCACCGGCAAAAAGGCTGATGTTTCCTACCATGACCCGGCAACACGGGAAACCGTCAAGGCCGAAGCCACCGTTCCGGGCACGCCGCCTAGCGGACAAACCATCGCACTTAATCAGCGAGTTGAAAACTCCTCACAGGCAATTGCCTTGGGCAAGGGTGCGTTGCGTGCCGCCAACGAAGGTGAGCGTACCGCAACTCTGGATTGGATGGGGTGCCCCGGTATTGTGGCCGGCATAACGCTGCAGCTTGAGGGATGGGGCAAGTACGACGGCACCTATTTTGTCGAATCCGCAGAACACAAGCTGGCGCGAGCCTATACCACCAGCGCCGAGTTGCGCAGAACGCTGGAGTATTAATGGATATCCTGCAGCAAATTATCCGTCTTGAGCGGCGATTGTCTGCCCTGGAAGCCAATCGTGGCTCCAGCCTGCGCTTCGGCACAGTTACCGAAAGCAACGTTGCTGGCAGCGCTCGTGTGCAGCTCCACGACGGCGACGATATGGTCTCCCATCCCGTGCGCACCCTGCACCGACGCACGCTCAAGGATAAGGATCAATGTCTGCCCGATGTCGGAGAGCAGGTGGCTGTGCTGTTTTCCGGGCAGGGGCTGGAAGAGGGCTGCATATTGGGGGCGACGTATTCGCAGCAAGATGCAGCGCCGGGGCAGGATCAGCCTATACAGTTCTACCGCTTCGAAGATGGCACGGAGATATCCTATGACCGGACGAAACATAAATTTTATGCGGACATCAAGGGTGACGCCGATATCACTGTCAAAGAAAATGCCACGATCCGGGTGAAGGGTGAAGTGCTCGTGGAAGCGGAGAAGGACGCTACGATCCGGAGCATGCAGCGCCTCATTTTGGAAGGGCATGCCGGTGTCTGGATGCGTGGTCCGAGCGTTGTTTTCGAGGGCATTGACGGCAAGCCCTGTCAGGCTGCCATCAATGCGGATCTGTTCATCAAGGGGCTGGTGGATCACCGTGGCAATCTTATTCAGTCGGGCGACCAGAGTGTTAACGGCAATATCAACGCCTCGGGCCTGGTGCGCGGCAACCCGGTTGAAGGCTGCAAACACTAGGAGCGCTCATGGTTATTGGATCTTTCGGGCAGCATCTCGTGTTTGAAGTACATCCCGACAGGGTGGTCACCCCCGGCAGCGTCAAGCGCGACATGGCGGCGGCCTACGAGGAACACAAGGTTCTGGGGGCAAAGCCCCGGCTTGAATTCATCGCGCCGGAGCTGAACACCATGAGCTGTTCTGTCCGCCTGTCGGCCGCTTTGGGCGTGGACCTGGAAGAAACTATGCTCGATGTCGAAACGCTTGTTGCCGGAGGGTTCGTCGAAAAGCTCATCCTCGGAGGTGTGAACTATGGGCACCATGTGTTGACCAAGGCCACCGAAGAATGGAGCAAAAGCGACCCCAAGGGCAAGCAGATAAGCATTAACCTCACCCTGGAATTCAAGGAATATCTGAAATGAGCGAACTGCTTGTCGACACCACGCCGCAACCGCTGGTCATCGGCGCCACAGGAGATGAGGAACTGATGCAGAACGTGCGCATCATCGTGTCCACATTCGCCCATTCTGTGCGTTTTGACGTGCCCTTCGCCGATGCTGGCGACTACATTGACAGCCCACTGCCTCTGGCCGCTGCGCGGCGCATCGCCGCCCTTACCGACGCCATAGAACAACATGAACCGCGTCTTACAGTGAAATCCATCAGATTCAAGAATGATCCGGTTTCGGCCGCTCAGGGCACAGGATATCCCATTATACGGGTTGTCAAAAAATAGGAGATTCGCGTGAAAACTCTCCCCTTCGCCAACCTGCCGGAAATCCAGTTCGTTGATACCGATGCGGAAACATGCCGCAACATGGTCATCACGGGTTTTGAGAAGGCCACCGGCCGCACGCTGTATCCCGGCAACCCCGACCGCCTGTTTCTTGAGGGGCTTGCCTATGTACTCTCCATCTTCGCCGGCCAAGTGGATTTTGCCGGACGCCAGGGGTTGGTGGCTTATGCTGAGAAAGGGCATCTGGATCATCTGGGCGCAGAATCAGATACCCCCCGCTTGGATATGTTTTCGGCTGTCACCATCATACGTTTTTCTTTGGCCGGGGCGCTTGGCTGGTCTGTGGAGATACTGGGCGGCACGCGTGTGTCCACGAAGGATCGCAAGGTCGTGTTCATGACTGATGCCTATGCCGAAATTCCGGCCGGGGAGTTGTACGTTGACGTCCCGGCCACAGCCATGAATGCCGGTTCGGCTGCTAACGGTCTGGTGCCCGGGCAGGTCAACTCCCTGGTAGATAACCGTCCGTATATAGTCTCTGCCGTCAATATTGCCCGCACCGAGTCCGGGGCGGATCAGGAAGCTGACGACGACTATCGGCAACGTATTCCTGGCGCTCGGGAATCATATACCTGCGCTGGCCCACGCGGTCAGTACGAAGACCTCGTCAAACGTGTGCACAAAGATATTGTGGACGCCGGAGTCTATTCTCCCAAGCCAGGCTCGGTTGGTATCTGCCCCATCATGCGGGGCGGCGCGTTGCCAAGTGAGGATGTGCTTGAAGCCATACGGGTGGCGCTAAGCCCGGACCATGTGCGGCCACTTACCGACACAGTAATTGTGCGGGCACCCGAGGAGGTGTCGTATACTGTTGAGTACCACTGGTATCTGGTCAAGGAGAACGCCTCGTTGGCGGGATCCATCAGCGCGGCTGTGGCCACGGCCGAAGAAGAGTACGTGCAGTGGCAGCACTCCAAGCCTGGCAGGGATATCAATCCGGATGAACTGCGTAACCGCATCAAGCTTGCGGGCGTCAAGCGTGTAGAAATGCCCTCGCCGGAGTTCCGCAAGCTTGAGCCTTACCAGATCGCCCGGGTGACCTCTCGTAATGGCAGGTTCGGTGGGCAGGAAAATGAATAAAACTCTCGGCCATACCCCTCTGGTGGAGGTACTCGCGCCGTCCATCAAAGACGATGCCACCATCAAGGCTGCAGCCTATGCTGTAGACGCCGCCTTGCTGCCCGTGGTTAGTGCGATCCCGCGCATGCTGCTCTGGGCACGGCTTTGGCAGGATGAACGCGGGCTGTCTCCATCGTTGCGCCGCATAGTGCATTTTTGCGGAGGGCTGCCGCCACTTTCGGATGAGGAGCTGGAGCTGCTCGCATGGCAGATGCATGTTGATTTCTGGGATCCTGCTTGGCCGCGGAGCGTTCGGGAACATCTGGTCAAATACGCCACAGCTTGGCACCGCATCAAAGGTACTCCGGCTGGCGTTATAATGGCTTTACGCCTGTTCGACGTGCAGGCGCAAGTTGATGAGAGCGGGCGCGGCGACAATTGGGCCGTGTATGAGCTGGAGTTGGAAGCAGTGCCCCGGGGGCTTCTGCCAACCATTGCGGGAGTTGCCGAAGAAATGGCCCCTGCGCGTTGCCGTTTGCGCCGTGTCTACGGCGGTTTTGACCGTCGGCCAATCATTCTCGATGTTGGGCCAGCTTTGGACGTAGGATTTTTGGATGATGATTCCGGCATCTGGGACGCGGATACCGGAATCAAGGAAAGCTTCGGGGAAAACGTGCCCATGCTCGCAAAATCGCAGCCAGCGTCGACCGCCCACATCGGCAGTGTGCATACCCATGCTTCTCGCGCTTTTTATGTAGACAAGGCCATCCTTGACCAGTGGCGTTTGGATAACCCCACGGTCAAGAGCTACGGATTTATTGGCGGTTCGCTGGTTTCCCTGCTCAGTGTCGGTATCCAGGGCAATAAGTGGCGATGGGAAGGGCCGTGGGACCACCGCAAGTGGAACGACTGCGACGGCTATCCCGGTTATACGCCCATGCCGCGTCGCCGCATTGACAATCACCGCAGTGTCTCCAAATCGCAGCTCGTGCTTGATTTTGGCCGCCTGGATTCATCCCTTGAGCGTTTGGACCGGCAGCAGGTCACGGTTGTTGATAACCCGCACCGCTTGGATTTCTCCCGTCTGGACCGCGGCCTTGCGGAATTGAGCGTACGTCACTTCATTATTGATGAGCGTTGCATCATGACGACCAGGGGCGTGGCCAGAGCAGAACGACCGGATATGAGCCTGTGCTCTGGGAATCTACGTGGCGTTTTTGCGCAACGTGCGCAGGGCGTCTGCGGCGTGGGCGTCACCACGTATAGCATTGATACCGTGGGCCTTATGGCTCTGCGTAGGCCGTACTCCCTACCTGACGGAACCGAATGGACCGGACCGTGGAGCCATCGGACATGGCGAACCATGGGCATACCCGTCAACATCACCACAACCGGCGGTAGCCGTTAGCCCGTGTAGCGGGCTTACGGATAGCGACAGCGATTTTTCGCGTCGCATTTTGTGTAACCAATTACTGTCTTCATCCGTAGCTTCCTTCGTCGCAACGGCTGAAGCAAGGAGAGTGATATGAGTCTTGCAACCCTGACCAGCAGTGGTCGCGCGGGCATGGCTCAGGCCATTGCGGCCATGCCGCTGCATTTCGCCTGGGGCAGCGGGCTGGCCGCCTGGGATGCCGATCCCGATGGACAGCATCTTAAGGAGTCCTTGGTAGGGGCCACGGCCCTGGTCAATGAATTGGGCCGCCGTGCCGTTACCGCCGTGGGCTATGTGCTTGAGGATCCCGAGGGAGAAATCACCATTCCCGTTGGCAGAGAGCCCGACGGAACGGTGGTGACATCACGCTTCCGCGCGGTGCTCGAACCCACGCCGTTCCTTTATCTGCGCGTCAACTTCGATTTCGCCGACGCCAGCAATCAGGTGGTCAGAGAAGTAGGTGTTTTTCTGAACACAACTGTTCAGGAGGGGCTGCCTCCTGGCCAGAAGTATTTCACTCCAGACCAACTGGCCAATCCCGGCCGCCTGCTGGCCATACAGCGCATGGATCCGTCCATTGCCCGTTCACCGGCAGTTAGGCAGACATTCGATTTTGTTCTGGCCATTTAAGGAGGCCCCCATGCCTGATATTACGCTTGACCAGTATTATGACCGGCACGATCCGGACAAAAATTACAGCCGCATTCTGTTCCGTGCCGACCGCACCCTGCAGAGCGCGGAGCTCAATGAAATGCAGCGCGGCCAGTTGGACAGAATGAAGGGCATCGGCGACGCAATGCTCTCTAATGGCGACATCATCCGCGACTGCCGTGTGTCCATCAACGAAAAAACGGGGGAAACCCGGTGCGAATCCGGCGCGCTGTATCTGGAGGGGGCCGTCCGCGGCGTGCCTCCCGCAACGCTGCAGATCCCGGTGGTTGGCACGGTAACCATCGGCGTATACCTGCGCAGCAAGGTGGTCACTGAACTGGAAGATCGTGGCCTGTACAATCCCGCCGTGGGCACCCGAGGCGAAGGCGAAGGCGGTGCGGCCCGCCTGCAGGAGGAGGCAGCCTGGGGGTATGCCACGGATGGCCAGTCCGGTGAATTTTATCCGGTCTACACCGTTGACGACGGCGCGCTGCGCGCCAAGGAGGCTCCGCCCAACCTTGACAGCATTACCCAGGCTCTGTCTGGTTATGACCGGGATTCCGCTGGCGGCACCTATATAGTTTCCGGTCTGCGCACGTTGCTGGCAGCCGATACGGATGACGGTCGCCAGGTCTATACCGTGTCCGAAGGCCGTGCCCGCGTGTATGGCTATCCTGTGTCATTGCCCGTGTCGCGGCGACTGACCAGATTGGCCAAGCCCGATATCCTTGAAGTGGATTCGGAGCCGCATATGTCCGCCGGGCCGGAAGCGCAACGCATCACTTTGGACCGCTATCCTGTCGGCAAGATCCTGCAGCTTCGCATCACGCGGCAAAGCACTGAAACCATCACCCACGGCGGATACACCGGCAGCATGGATCCTTTGCCGCACACGTCTGTGGTGGAAATAGTTGAAGTGAAACAGGGGGGCGTCACCTATACCTCCGGGGCAGACTATAAACTCACTGCCGGCAAGGTGGATTGGAGTCCTTCAGGTCTGGAGCCCGCTCCCCACAGTTCCTATACGGTCACTTACCGGCACATCACCACTGAAGCAGCGACAGGTGTGGACCTCTCGGGCTTTACCGTTGAAGGAGCCGTGTCCGGTTCGCAAATCCTGGTTTCTTACACGCAGATGCTGCCCCGCCAGGATCGCCTCTGTCTTACCCGGGACGGCGAATTCGTCTGGATTGAGGGAGTGGCCTCTGAATGGAATGCGCAGCCGCCCCGGGTGCCCGAAGACATGCTGGCCATCGCAACCGTATACCAGACCTGGGATCCGTCCCGGTATGTAAAGAGTGACGGTGTCCATACGGTACCCATGAGTGATTTGGTCGGCATCACCTCGCGCCTGGACGCCGTTGTGGCCGAAGTGGCGCAGCAGCGGCTTACTGCTGACCTGATAACGCGTGAGGCCGGAGCTAAAAAAGGGTTGTGGGTTGACCCTTGCCTTTCCGATGATATGCGTGACCAGGGGCTGGAACAGACGGCCGCCATCATATCCGGGGTGATTACGCTCCCCGTCGCTGTGGATGTCGTGGCCCAGATGGGACAGGACATCGCCGCGCCGCGCGTCCAGGACTTCACGCTGCAGACGGTGCTGGAGCAACGCTTGCGCACGGCTACCATGAAGGTTAATCCTTACCACGCCTTTGCGCCGCTGCCCGCCATAATGGCGCTCACTCCTTCCGTCGACCGCTGGACGGACACGCAGACCAATTGGACGAGCGCCGTAACGCGGACGTTCAATACCACGAACGACGGATACTATCACGTTATCGTTGGCCGCAGCACTTCTTCTTCGACAGAGGTTCTTGCCTCATCCACAACGCAGCTCGAACACCTTCGTCAGATTAATATTGCCTTCAGGGGTACCGGCTTCGCCCCCAATGAGGTTGTTGATGTGGCATTCGACGGACTGCCCGTGACGGCAAGTACGGAAAAGGCTGACGCCGCTGGCGTTTTTGCCGGGACCTTCAAAATCCCTCCGAGCGTCCCTGCCGGCAGCAAGCAGGTGCTGTTCAACGGGCGTGGCGGATCCAAGGGGTCTGCCGTATTTGTGGGGCAGGGACAGCTCACCGTGCAGACTTTGCGCACCGTTACAACCACGGTGCTTACCTGGCATGATCCGCTGGCCCAAACCTTTGTGCTTGATTCCGCCTGCCAGATTGCCGCGGCCGATTTGTGGTTTACGGCGCGCGGCACGTCAAAGGTGGTGGTGCAGATTCGTGAAACCACTGTGGGCATGCCCAACCAGACCGTGCTGGCCGAAGCGATTCTGGACCCCTCTGAACTGGTGCTCGACAACAACGCCACCCGCGTCATGTTCAAGGCGCCGATCATGCTGCAGCCGGAAACTGAATATGCCCTGGTTGTCATGTGCGACGATGGCGAAACATCGCTTGCCATCGCAGAGCTTGGCAAGGCTGACCCTTGGTACGGCACATGGGTGACTTCACAGCCCTATCAGGTGGGCGTGCTGCTTTCGTCAAGTAACGCCAGTACCTGGACCCCGCATCAGGACAAAGACATGACCTTCCGTCTGCTCAAGGCCGTCTTTGCCGAAAGCCCGCTCACCATCCCTCTGGGGGACGTTGCTGTGCATGGTGCCACGGACCTCATGCTTATGGGGGTTTCTGAACAGCCCGCAGCGGCTTGCCGGGTTGAATATGCAGTGACCATGCCGGACGCGTCCACCCTCACCCTGACAGATATGCAGCCCGCACGTTTCAGCCAGCCTGTTACCGGCCCTCTGTCAATCAGTGCCAGGCTTACCGGCAACAAGAGCGCCGCGCCCGTGTTGCACCCTGGCACTCAGGTTTTGGCGGGCATCACCGCCCAGACTGCCGACTACATCACGCGGGCCGTACCCGCTGGCCAAGACAGCCGTGTGCGCGTCATTCTGGATGCCTATCTGCCGGCCGGATCTGCCGTTACCGCCAAAATGGGTGATGGTTCCGCCACATGGGAAGAGTTGCCTTTCGTCAAGTCCAGCCCGTTGGACGAGGGTTGGCAGGAACTGGTGTACGAAGGGGCCACCGACGAGTTGCTGGTGCGGGTCAAGCTGGATCTCTCCGGCACGCCCACGGCCCGGCCTATGGTTTCCAACGTGCGCGTGCTGACCATCTAGGAGACGTGACATGAGTGATAAAACGCCTTTTGCCGGTCTGAACAAGGTAGGCACCTACCTGGATGAAGATCTGCCTAAAATTAACGAAAATGCCGACATTGTGGATGCGCAGCTCAAACAGGCGCATCTGGAACGTCAGGAAGAAAAACAGTCCAGGGCGGAAGGCGATGCCGCCCTGGACGCAAAAATAGCGCAAGAGGCCCAAGCCCGCGCTGCGGCCGTGGCAGACGAGGCTGCTGCCCGGCTGAATGGTGACAGTGAACTATCTGCTTTGCTGCAGGTGGAAGCGACGTCCAGGGCAGGCAGAGACGCAGAACTGGCGGAAGCCATAGAGACTGTGGAATCCACGGCAGATAAAGCCGCCCAGGATGCATCCATCGCGTTGAATATAGTAACCTCCGGGCACACCGACCCCATTATCGGTATTGCGCTGGTGGAAACTGGTAGCGGCGTGGGGGTATGGCTCAACGTGGACAAGGACGGGACCCCTATTTCGCCCACCAAGCGGTACTTTGACTACCATCCAACCTATGCCGCCCTGGCTCGCCAACTGGTCGATGGGCAGATCATGATTCGGCATGACAGGTTTTACACCAAAACAGGACTCATCGCTTCAGGCGAACTGGCCGGCAAGCATGCTCGGTGGATAAGCCCTACCCAGATTGATAGTAGCTGGCGCTGTCACCCCGCATTCATGAAAAATGGAGGTGAGGTCAATAACTATTGGTTGGGTGCTTATCAGGCCGTGGACACCGGATCTTCCAAGGCGGGATCCCGGCCCAATACTTATCCTTTGGTGAGTCTTAACTTTGAAACCATGCTGCAACGATGCAGCAATCGTAATGTGGGAGGAGTTGCAGGATTTTGCATGTGGGAGTGGCCCATGATGGCAGAAGTGCAGCTTCTTGCCCTCATCGAATATGCTACGCCAGATATGCAGAGCGCCATAGGCAGGGGGCGCGTAGACACAACTTCGGTCAACCTTGTGGACGGACTGGATGTAGCGCAGGCCACATGGCGGGGGCATGTGGGCTTGTGGGGCAATGTTTGGCAGATGGTTAACGGTATACGCCTCACGGCCAGCAGGCAGTTGGAGCTGTTTGATAGCGAGGGGCGGCGCACCTATATCAATACAGGATTTGTCTACCCCACATGGTCTGGGTGGGGATACCCGTACACGTTCAATTACAGTGCCGGGGCGCAGTTTAACCTTGCCGATTTGTTTATTCCAGATACAGGCGGAGGGACTCTTGCCTCTGGCAGTACGGGCGACGGTATTTATCAACCTGCTGCAAGCGGCGTCTACTACCACGGTGGCGGCTGGAGCGGTGCCAGCGGCGCCGGGTTGTTCTGCGCCGCCCTCTATGACCCGGCGAGCGGCTCCCACGCGAGCATCGGTTGTCGCCTCGCAAAGATTTGAATTACCGCCAACGGCCAACAGTAATACTGTACCGCCGAAGGCGGTCCGGAAATTTTTTGGGGATGGAGGTCTTATGAATATTGTCTTCACCAAGGGCAAAAAAACATTTGAAATACCGATTTCGGGCGATGCAGAGGTCAAGCTCTATGCGGTTTCTGCAGCTTATAGCAACGATGGACACTATCTGTCCGGATGGGGAGTGGGCGAAATGGAACCTGTTCCGGCTTGCGAGCAGGCAGATACGGAACTGTTGGCCCATGTGGCAGCCTGCCTGCAGGAAAATGGCAGCTACGCCCTACGTGAGTTCTTTTGTGCCAAGGGGGTGACCTATGCCCAGAATTGAGATGGGTGAAAATCCCAAAACAGGGCTTTCTGGGCTGGCTGATGTCAAATCCAGAAAGATTGCGGAGATAGACCAGGCAACCAGCGCGTCCATTCTGGGCGGCTTTGATTACATGGTTGGCGGAAAGCTCTTACACTTCAGCTACGACAGCTTCGACCAGCAGAACTTTGCTGATGTTGCCAATGCCGGACTGCTGGCCACAATTTCCCAATCCGCTCAGACCGTCACCTGGAATGCGTACTCCGGTGGTGGGATGGTTCGTCTGGAGTTGGATGTATCGCAATTTCTTGACCTGTACGCCAACGGCGCCCTGGCCCATAAGGCCCAATGCATGGAGGCGGGGGGGCAGCGTAAGGCCTTGGTTGAGGCGGCAACCACGGTACAGGAGGTGAACAGCATATGAAGCTGCAGCCTGGGCTCATGCAGGCAACGATAGGGGCGGGTGTGTGCTTTGAGCGCACCCGCCGCATCACCGGATATCTTGTGGGTACACTGGACAGGTTTAACGACGCCAAACGTGCCGAGGAACGCGACCGCGTGAAACACGGAGTCACGGATGAAAACAACAGCAAAGCACTGGATAAAACAGGTGCTGGTGGCCTTTGACCAGTTCCTGAATACGCTTGTGGGCGGTTGGGCAGACGAAACCTTTTCCGCCCGCTGCTGGCGGCTGCGTCAGCAGCCTGTTTGGGGTGCGGTTCGCCTTATGGTGGATGGCATCCTTTTTTTTGACGCAAACCACTGCGAGGAGTCGTATAAATCTGAAGTGCTGCGTTTACAATGCCCGCCGGAAATGCGCCCTGCGAGGCGTATGAACGAATAATCGTTTTCCTGCCGCGCCTTCACCTACCTGTATAAGACCTTTATATTCGTTCTTCGATAGATATCGGGGATGAAAGTCAGGCAAAAGATAGCAGGAGTAGGCCGCACGGTCAGAGAATTTCGTCTGGCGGTGGGACTTTCACAGGATAAGCTGGCGGACCGCATGGACGTGAGCACTTCGTATATTTCCATGTTGGAAAGCGGAAAGAGATATCCTTCCATCGAAATGATCATTCGGCTGTCCATTGCTATGGAGGTTCGCCCTGGAGCCATCATGGACAGAATAGCCGAACATTACACACCGAGCGAATCCTGTTTTCCGTGGGTGGGGATGAAGTAACATGGCACTCAAAGATTTTACCCTGCTTGCTAAAATGGAGGCTCTTGACCTTGAAGGGCACAAGCTTTGCCAAAAGTTCAACAAGGCCGAAAGGCATGTTCTCTCGGCTGAAATTCGCCATACCAACGCAGCTCTGCTCCACGGCATCATCCGTGCCGCCAAAAGCCAGATATACGAGCGGCGGCTTCGTCGCCCGCCAGTGGAGACGCTGGAACGGATCCGTCGGGCTGATGTGGAACTGGAGTACCTGAAGCTGCAGGTGCGCAAGGCGTACAATCTGCGGCTCATCAATGTGAGTGCTTATGAGCAGTGGACTCGTATGATTTTGGAAGTTGGCGGCTTGCTTGGCGGATGGCTGAAAAAGCTCAACGAGGCTGCGCCAGAGGCAGGGGGAAAAGGTGGCCCCTTTATTCCGCCCGCCCGCCAGGGCCGTTTGCTTTAAATTGGGGATACAGGCGTATTCGGTGGCAACTGGAGCAATGCCAGCAGCGCCGGGTTGTTCTGCGCCAACCTCTATAACCCGGCGAGCAACTCCAACGCGAACATCGGTTGTCGCCTCGCAAGCCTCGGTACCCGAAGCTCATTTCTTACGGGAAATGGGACAGTGTACACCTTGGCGCTTGTGTTCCATCCCCAAGGGGAAAACCAAAAAAGGGCCGGAGCGGCGAGTAGCAAGCCGAAAGTTGCTCCGGCCGGAAAAAACATGCCCAAGACAGTCAGCCATATTTGGGACGAAATAGCACGATTCAGCAACCTGGCTCTGGCTTACCAGCGCACATGCCGCGGGCAGCGCTTTGGCGCGGGGGCCGTCGCGTTTAACGCCAACCTGGAGGAGAATCTCTTTGCCTTGGAAAGCCAACTCCAACAGTGCACATGGGGTCCATCACCTTTCAGGGAATTTGTCATCCACGAACCTAAGTTGCGTTTGGTGCAGGCCCCGGCTTTTTGCGACCGTGTGGTACATCAGGCGGTGATGCACCACACGGCTCCGGTGTTCGAGCGCCGCTTCATCCACGATTCTTACGCCAATCGTATCGGGTTTGGCACGCACCAGGCCAGTCATCGTTTGCGCGCCTTCATGCGCGCGGCATCCAGCAAGTGGGTACACCCCTATGCCATCAAGGCCGATATCAAATCGTACTTTCCCTCTATTTCCCATGATCTGCTGATGCTGCGTGTGAGGAGGCTTTTTACGGACCCTGGTGTCCTCTGGTTTTTTGAGCGCGTTATTACAGGGTGTGGGCTGGTAGGCAAGGGGCTGCCCATCGGGTCACTTACCAGCCAGTGGCTGGCCAACCTGTACCTGGATGCCCTGGATCATCATGCCAAGGAGAATTTGGGCATCCGGTATTATTTGCGGTACATGGATGATTTTATTGTTGTTGGCCAAAACAAGGCGTGGTGCCGGGACACACTGCACAGGTTGGAAGACTTTACACAAAGCTTGCAGCTTGCCCTCAACCCCAAAACGTCCATCATGCCGCTCTCCAGTGGGGTCGACTTTGTGGGGTATCGGCACTGGACTGACCATGTCCTTCCACGCAAGCGCACGGTCGCCCGGGCCCGGCGCTCCTTCAGGAGTATGCAACGCCGCTATGCCGCCGGGCAGATTGATCTGGACTTTATTCGCGCGCGGGTGGCCTCGTTCACTGGCTACATGCGCCACTGCGATGGGCACCGTTCCACCATGGCCATTCTGGGCGATTTTGTTCTAGGCAAGCCTGCGAGGGAGGGGAAAGATAAGTTATGACCGTTAGTTCCACTCTTTCCGGCGTCACCGTTTCCTATCTCAAATACATTTGTGCTCATGGTAAAACGCCAAGAGGCTACAGGGAATGGGCTTTTGATATGGGAGATGGAAACATGTTTTTTTATACCGGGATATTCGGCGAGGCCAAACGGGCCGCGGTGAAGGAAGCCAGGTGCCGGGGCGTGGTGGCTATTTCAGTATGCGGCTAGCGGCGTGAGCGCAGTTTCTGCAGCTAGTATGTAAAAAATCCATACTGGTTGACTGGTATGGATTTTTTACATACTCTATTGAGGCAGGGAGGCACAATGAAGCCAAAGGAAGTGAAAAAGCGGCTGGAGGCAGATGGGTGGATTGAACTGCCTGGCGGCAAGACGAGCCACAAGCACTTCAAGCACCCTTCCAAATCAGGCAAAGTGACGGTGCCGTGGCACCCTGGGGACGTGAATCCCATCACATTGAAGAGTATAGAAAAACAATCAGGAGTGAGTATGAATCAGGGGGGCTAGCCCTCTTGGTTCATACTCGCAGCCAGTATATCGAATCCGAACAGGAGGAAACCATGGCAGTGTATTATGCGGGTTTTATTCCCGTTGATGGCGTGTATGCCGTGCTTTTTCCCGACCTTCCGGGCTGCAATACCGAAGGGCCCAGTATGGAGGGGGCTTTTGCCATGGCCATAGAAGCCGTTGCCGGGCATGTGGAGGCCATGGCTGACGATGGTGACGACATCCCCACCCCCAGTTCCAAGGTTGAGGCAATGGAAAAGTTGCGGGTGCAGTATGCCGGGCTTGACCTTGGCGAACTGCCTGAAGGCACAGAAATACACCCGGTGCCATCGCCCAATCTGGACACGCAGATCAAAAAGGTAGCGGTGTCTTTCAGCCAGTACAAGCTGGACATGATTGACCGTAAGGCCAAAGCCTCGGGTATGACCCGTTCAGGCTTTTTGGCTGCCGCCGCCAGCGCCTATGAAGAACAGGCGCACGTTTAGGCAGGGCGGCAGGCATAAAACAGAGGGGGCCGTGCGTATGTGCGGCCCCCTCTGTTTTATGCGTCATTTATAGGGCCAATCATCGTCTTCATCTCGCTCGAATTCAACCTTATCCACAGGTATTTTGAATGTATCTGCAAGATATTCGATAAAGCTGTCAAAATCCTCTTCGTGAAAATGAAGTCCTTGATCAACTTGGTTGGTTACATCTTTTCCGTCTAGCTCCAAGGATGTTATCTGAAACATTCCTCCAGCCCCTGCGTGTGCAGATGTTTCCCAATCTGCTACATATCGAAATACAGGCATGTTACCTCCGTCAAATTTTAGGTGGAGCATTGATTTGGTGCGCTTTTCAGCACACCATTGATTGATTTAATCATTTTTTTAATTAGGGCAACATCATACGAAAAACTTTGCACGAGTTCCGGGTTTTACCCATTGGTCTCAATATACTTATTTTTCGTTTTGTAATGAAGACGGCATAAGCAGCAGCCCGGAGTCAAGGCAATTGCGTAATATTTTACCCTGTCGTACGCCTCTAGCCTTGCACCTTCAAGCAAATGTGGCGCCAGTGCGGAAATAATCGCGTCCGCAGCTTCAAGGATTTCCCGTGTCTCAGGTTTTGCCCGTATGGCCGCCTTTCGCTCTGTATTCCACCACTGAAGTTCTTCTGGGGGTAAGCGTTCTTTCGTTTTTTTTCTTTGCTCCGCTACGCAAGGCCCTCTGCAAGCAACGTTCGCAATGCCTGGGCGGCTTTTTTAAGAAGCCTTTTTAAATAAAGTACCGGGATTTTACCTTTGTCGCGAGGTTTTATAAGCATCTTCATCGTCAAAAAGCGGAATATTTACTGCGTTTTTTCTTTCGGGATTGTCCAGCTCCATTGTCCGTTAGTAATAATTAAAATCACACCAAAGGGCGCTTGTATTTATATTTTTGCATTATAAGGTATAGGTCTTGATTTGGGTCCAGCTCGGCTTGGTTCGGCAAACAGTTTTTTTCAACACATTTATTATTTTCGACAAAAAGGACAACACATTTACCACCAGCGCCGTTAACACCAACTGAACTTTTGTAGATGATGCCATCAACAGGCTTTTTGTGGTGTTTAAAGCAATAACGGAAGTATTCAGTTATGATTTGCGTCGGTAAGTACTCTAGATGCTCATTGGCAGTATCATCGAGTCGTTTTGAAAACTTTCGAACGAGATTTTCCAGAAGACGCAATTGTGCCCTCTGTTCTTTTTTATTTTCGTATATGGAAATAAAAGAATTTTGAATTTTTATAAAATCTACAAGAAATAACGCGCGATTGGCAACAAATTCTGCGATATGCACATATGGTTTCGATTCTTTATCTTCTTCCGTTGGGGCTGTCTCTTCGTTGGCTGTTTTAACATCAAGCGCGCCGTAGAACATGGATACCCCAACAGGGCTCATTCTGTTGGCCTGCTTGGCCTTATCCGCAGGTGGGCTACCCATTTCCGTTGCGGAGTCAAGGCGTCCAGGCTTTTTACGGCGTCTGACGCGATATATAATTCTATCGGAAGGGAGAGTTCGTACACAACTAAGATTCTCAAATGCCTTTAAGATATACTTGATAGATGCCTGTGGGGACGCCGATTCTTCTGCATCCAAAGAGCCGATTTCAGGAGTGTCAAGCAAGGCTGTGAAACGCCGTTTTCTCGTTGTGTTAACAAGTCTTGCCCACCCCATGCGAAAATAAAATTCTGGGGAAGTATCAAAACTTCCAACCCAGGTTTCATCACCGATTTCTCTTGCTATATCTTCAAGCACTTCATCATTATTTACTCCTAATGGAAAAATATCCTCAAGGAGTTCACGAGTGTCAACGGTGTCGACTAAGTAGCCCCCATCGCTGCTATCATATGGGGCGCGATGTACCGCTTCCTCATATTCAGATGCTATGCACTCAAGAATATACCCCGTTACAGCTTCAATACTAATACATGGTTTATTCGCAGAGTCACAATATGAGCATTGTTTGCGGGTAGAGTTTTTTTGAAAAAAATGCTGGATTGCAGGATCCGATAGGCATTGCATACAGACATATTTGCACATCATTGCTTCCCACAAGATGAATTAATTGGATAATGCCTTTTTTAGCACAGATGCTTGCTGCATCGTTAGCCGTTTCAGATTCCGTCTTGATACCCATGCTATTTCAATCGGTTCGCCATCGTCGTTAATGTCTATGACCACAGCCTTCATTTTTTTTGTGCCCTCCTTGGCCAATGGAATTAACGTTCCCACAGGAAGGCGACGAAGAATTGCAGAATTTGGGTTGCCAGTCTTGCGCACGGGCACATCTCTTCCATCAGGGGAATTAACTTTTGCCAGGGGCGGAGAATGTCTAGTCCCACTTTGCCAATACTGGAGAGCAATAGAAGCTTGCAGGTTTACTAATATGGAACAAGAGAGAGTAATAAAATTCCACAAAAATTTTGCTGCGAAAGTTTGCGTATCAGATGCCATGGTCATTCCGCCTGCGCCAGCAGCGAGTAAAGCAAGAAAAACGGCAGCCCCAATAAATCGGATAATCTGCCCGCGATTCTGCTCTGGTGCGTCCAGCACGTCAGTGATTTTGACCTTATCTTGCGCCGCGTCATCGGCATAAGGTGCCCGCGCGGCTTCTTCCCACTCGCCTTGCGTCAGCGGGTTAGCTCTCAAATAGTCTGCAACGGTTTTGGGGAACAGCCCTTCAGTCAATGCCGTAATATCGCTGACCTTAAAACTGGAAGCAAAATCTTTTATCTGTGTCAGTTGAGCAGCGTGGCTATCGGCACAACTAGTTACAGCCTGCATAGCTGCCGTATGCGCTTTAAAAATAGACTCCGACATGCCCAAAAGGCTCGCCATATCAACTGGTTTGAAATGTTCTTGCAATCGTTTGAAATCATCGGTGTATGTGTTCTGCATCTTACTGGTCATTGCAGTCCATGGATCAAACGGTTGTTTCCATCCTTCCAGTAGTGAATTAAATTTTGAATTAAATTTAGAGATAGTATCGTGGGCTTTAAAGGGGTGATATAGGTCGTCAAGTAATGGTGAATGGCCAAGTAGTTGAGGAGGGCAAACTGTCGCAAAACAGTCTGCACGAAAGGTTCGCTCTGTTTCAAGCGCTGCAAAGGGGCTAGAGACGGCGGTATTGAAAGCAGGGGCCATTTGTTGGTGAAGTTTGTCTAGTATAGGCATAGTGGAGGCTGCCGTGGCCTCGCTCATCAGTTTTGCCGCTTTTCCTGCTTTGGCTGTCATGTTAGTTCCTTGCCTATTTCAACGGTGCGCTGCCTTCTACTGCGTCCGCCAGTTCTACCGGGGCTTGCTCCATGGGCAGATAGAGCGCGCCGGGTTTTTCCGTCTTCAGCGCCGCATCGGTAGGGCCGGCCTCGGCGGCTGAAAACATGTGCCAGCGCCAGTTGTCCTTGCCGGAAACACCTTTGCCGTCCGGCGCGTAATCCACAGTGGCCAGACGGGCCGCTCCGTGGTTTGGGAAAAACTGCGTCTGCAGGGCCACGCTTACCATGTGCGCGCCGGTGAGCTGCGCGTGATACTTGGCCGCAGACACCGACATCGTTGAGAGAATTGCCGACACCTACAAGCTTGCCTTGCAGGCGATTTAAAGAACAAGAGGTATTGAATTCGTCAATGAGTACATTGTCAAATTCAAGGGTTACTTGTTTGAAGTCATGCGGTAGGCATTATGTTTATATCATGCATCCTGTCGCCTTACATATTTGCGTCGATTCGAGGGTAGTCTCTGAAACGCTATCAACAGAGCCTATAAATATGTATTTTCGTTCGCTATACAATGAAAATTCTATATTATTATTAGCTGATTGAATGAGCGCATTCAATGCGGTGCTTGATGTCGTGTTTGAATCGCTGCACAATTCAAAAGAAATGTCTCCCTTGTCTGTGTTGAGTGTTAAGTGGATTATATCGTCGGGTTCTTGGGTGTACTTATGCCCAGTGACAGTATAGCTTGTTATAATCTTGTAATTCCCATCCACAAAATATAACATGACGTAACCCCTTGTTGGTAGTTAATTACCTTTGTCCACCTGATGCAGACACCAGCCGCAGTAGGTGCCGCCAAGTTCCAATTCAGACGCTATGATTTCCGTCCCACACCGCTGGCAATTGCGAACTGCGGCTGGCACCGCAATTTGTATAAATACCTCTTGCTGGCGTGAGGTCAGACTTAACCACCCCTTGCCGACAATCTGTTTGGCTATTCCTAATACTGCCCCTTCCAAGATGCCTTCGTCTAGGGAAAACTCTGCAATGCAGCACATTTCGTCTTCATACTCGTGTTGTCCGTCCATATCTCTTCCCTCAAGAGTATTGCTTTAGTTTTTCTTTCAATGCCCGCATCATGTCTTGCGATAGCCGTTTTTCGGCTACCGCATCAAAATAATGCTCGCCATTTTCCCAGCAGAGAGGCAGCTGGTCAGTCAAAATGCCCGGAATATCTATTGAGGTCGGCCCATACTGCCCGAAGCGGATTGTGCAAAGCCGTTCCTTTGGCTTCTTGGGCAGATGCACACTGACCATTGCCTTGGATATGCTGTATTCATACATGACACCATCTTCGCGTAGTGGGGCAAGCCATGCCGCAAGCATTTCATCCCAAGGAAAGCTAGAGGTTTTTGGGGCTTGCTGTCGCCCAGAAGCGTTTTGGGCTGCCAATAGCGCATGAACAAAGTGATCTTCACTGATTATGCGTATCGGAAAGCCAACTTCACGCATCTCGAGCGCGGTCAAAAGCTTGCGTCCTGCATCGGCGGTCGCCCATTGCATTGTGGGCAGTGTGCCAACAATGACATAACACCCGCCTCGAGAAGGATTCCGCTGTACGGTGCCCCCGACGCTCTCAATTTCTTTTTCTACGTCACAATGCTCTCCAAGGGCGAACACGCCTGTCAGGATGAAACGACTGCCTGGAAACACAACTTCTGGCGGTGGGGAGTCATAGTATTCTTCCGGGTTTTTATTCCATGTTCCCGGCGTGCGCGGTTCTGCCATGCCTCCCCCCCTAGGTAGATTTTAATTCGTCCTTCCCTCTCTGCCACTTCACCCTGGTGTCAATGATGCACGGCACCTGCCTGACGTAGCGTTGCATAACGGCGATACGTTATTTTTATTAATTTCTCGTCAGGAGGTGTTCCATGCTTTCCCGAAGTGAGACCATCAGGCAGGCCCTGTCAGAAATGACGCCGCAAGAGGAAGTTGCGGCCCCCGCCTCTTTTTCCGGACCTGTTGCGCAGGTCAACATCATCAGTCATGCCACCATCCATATCGGTTCCGTACAGGTAGTGACGGACGGAGAGCTTTGGGCGCTCGAGCGCCTGCAGCCCAAGGCCCGCAAGCGCAAGGGGCGCAAGGGCAAGGTCACTCGTTTGCGGCCTTGGCCAGAGCGCCCATGACCAGCCGCATCATCTGGAGGGGCTCACGCGCCTGCGCCTCCTGTTCCACCAACATCTCATAGAGCTGGCTGACCACCGTGGCCTTGGCGGCAGGAGACATCTTGCCCTTCACGGCCTGCAAATGCTCTTCAAGCATCTCAATCACCTGCCGCAGCAGCGCGGCGTCAATATGCGGGGTAGGGGGCTTTTGAAATGCCTCCGCCCCGTCTTTGCGGGCTGGCCCTTGTCCAGTAACAAGCCATTCAAACTCGAAACCAAGTTTTTTATTGATGGCTAAACACGCTACTGCGTTGGGGCGCTGCCCCTTTTCCCAATTTTGCATCTGCCCTTGAGAAACTCCCAGTAAACGAGCGAGATCAAGCTTGGTGGAAGGTTTCTGGTCTTTCTCCGCGCACTTCTTGAAATAATCATAAATGATTACGTATTGTTCTGAGAAATTTTCCATATAAAACTTTTTTTAAAGTTGACATGAACTTTATTTAGAGTTTAAATTCATATCGAACCAAACAAAACAAAAATGGAGGCAATTATGAAACCCGCATCATCCGTCGCCGAAAATTTGAAAAATCTGGTCCAAACAGACCTGGGCAAAGAACTGGCCGACATCGTGCTGGTGGCCGACTGGGTCAACCTGCCCGAAAAGCAGCTGCATGCTGCCCTGCTGGGCCGGATTGGCGTGTGTGCCTCCTGCTGGCCGGATTTTTTGGAATCCCGCGCTAGCACCGCCACTCGCCAAGATCTTCCGGTGCAGCCATAGGGCTGCTGTCGGAAAAAAACAGCTTCAAAATAAACCGCATCAGGAATCCGTATGGAATCTACCATTTCCCCGCAGGGGCAGTATCTGCCCAACATCGCGTCCGAATCGTTGCAGACCCGGTTCATTGAGCAGTGTTCCGGGCTTGGGCTGGCGCCACGTCAGGCGGTGCTGCTGGCGCTCATCTGGCAGGCCAGGGCGGAACACGAAAAGCAGCTCATGGGCGATGCCATCGCCAGCATTATTGAATTCTCCCCCGAGGTGCTGCCCTGCAAGGGCGAATGCCGTCTGCACAAGATTACCGTTGCCCCAGAAGACAAGGAATAGTTATCCGCGCTCCTTTGGGTGGCGGCCACTTTTTTATCGCGTTTTGGTAATGGGCCACTGCAGTTAGAACCTCCGCTTTCGTCAGCGCGCGGTAGGCCATGATGTTAAAAACAACATCAATTTCTTTAATGACATACTGATTGCACACAGGCGGCATGCTGAATGTCATGTCTGCTCCAGAGCAGGGGGTGAGCATGGAAACCGAACTCAACATAACAGCGCAGGAAAGGAAAGAAAAGGTTTTTGCCTGGATGCGCGCCAACGGCCTCACCTATGAACGCATTGGCGAGCGCCTTGGGGTTACGGGCACCGGGGTAAGCCGCATGTTCACCAAGTCCAGCATTCCCACACGCCGTTACAGGCAGCTTTTGGATGTGGGCGTGCCGCGTCACCTGCTGCCTCCGGCAAGAGACATCCCCACAGGTCCCAAGCCGCGGCAAGCCGCCGTTTAGCTGGCTTTAATCATACCCAGGACAGCACATTTTCACGGCTCTGGCGACGCAATTTCAGGAGGCGCAATAGCATGACTTCCAATTTCGGATTGAAAAATTATCCCTCTCTCACGGGTTACTGCCACCATCTGCTGGTGAATGTGATGCCCAACGGCCTCAACGCCAAAACCAATTTTATTCGTGTGGGCGTCGAATATCAGACGGCTATGTCCGAGCTCTCGCGCCAACGCGGGCACAAGTGGGGCGCGGATAATCTGCTGCCCTTCATGGACATGCTGGACAGTGACGCTCCCGTTGAATTTCTGGCCGAGGAGCGCGGCGGCGTGTTTTTCAAGCTGCCGGCCGCCCAGGTTCCTACCAAAAGTATGACCATACAACTGGCCAATACCGTCAAAGAATGCAGTGAGGCTGCCGCCGTTGCCGCTGCTCATATCATCGACGGGCGGGTCACCAAGGCCGAGTTTGCAGTGTTTAAAAAGGAAAACCGCGAAGCCATCGCCGCCTTGCTGGCGCTGGAACACCTTATGGAACAGGCGTCCGTGGAGGAAAGCCGTGATGAGTAAAGCCCTCAACATTTTTCTTGTTTCCGCTGCCGATAACCTGAGCACCCTTTCCCGTGTGCAGGCCGAACTTGCCGCGCATGGCCATAACGTGCAGGGCCGGGCGCTCCATGCCCGAGCCATGCAGGACCGGAGAGATTGCGGCGGCATGCTCCTGGGAGAGGAAGATCAGATTTTCAGCCAATTGGCCTTGCAGATGGGCATGGCGGACCTGTTTGTGCTGGTGCCGCCGGATGATCACGATGTGGCCTGTCTGACGGGCATGGCTCATATCTCCGGCGTTCCGGTGGCCGTCATCGGAATCAACCCGCAATGCTGCTTCATGGTCAAAGGTTGCGTCAGTTTCTGGCTTGAAACAGTGGATGGCTTGCTGGAAATGCTCGCACAATGGGCCGAGCAGGGCGTTATTCCCGAGGAGGATGCATAGATGGCCGCACGCGATGAATACAGCCGCATTCTTGTGGCTCTTGGACTGCGCACGCAGGTTGAGGTGGCTGCCTTTTTGGGGGTTCGGCAGTCGAGTATCTCTGATGTCCTCCGGCGAAACGATCCGGCTGGCGTTCCGGCTGGCTGGAAGCTCCGTCTGCTGGAAACCAGGGAACTGAATCCTCACTGGATCCAGACTGGTGAGGGCCCCATGTACATGGCGCCTTCGGACGATCGCATCACCACGGCGTCAAACGATGTTTCGGCCAAGCCGTCAACGCTCGATGAGCTGATTGCGGAGATCGGCCGCCTTGTGCCCGGCAGTGTTGTCAGCCTGGCTCCGCTGCCGGCGGCGCAGAGCCCGACCTGCAGCGCCTGTAAATAAAAATGCCCCGGCGTGATTGCAGCACGTCGGGGCCAACTCCAAAGGAGTATCAGATGGCGAGAATCTATTTTGAACAGCCCCGCGATGTCAAGCCTCTTACCGGCGCGCAACGCGTCACCACCTATCACGTCACCATCAACGGCGAGCGCTATACGGTACCCGCCACTCACCGGGGCATGCTGGCCTTTTTGCGCAGTGCCATGCCCGGTCCACGCCGGCAAGAGGTCCAGGCATGAGCCTGCTGCTGGCAGCCGTTTTTATCGGCCTTGCCTTGATTCTGGGGCTTGCGGAGCAATGGCGCGAATGGCTGCGCCTGGGACGCATGGCCCGTGAAGTGAAGGAGGTATCCCGTGGCGAAGCCTAAGTATAATCTTGAAGATCTCCGCGCCAAGTGCCGGGGTTATGGCAACGTGGGTGTTGGCGCTCGCCAGCTTGAATTCGTTTTTTCCGAGCTGGATGCACAGAAGGGCAGGGCCGATGCGGCAGAACGCGCAGCAGAAGCTCTGCAAGAACGTGTAGAGGCGTACCAGTGGCTTCTTGAGGTCGAGCAAGTCAACCTGTGGTACGGAGCGCCTATCGACAGCGACTGCCTGGTCAACGCGCTGGAGGATTACCGCAGGATCGTTGAGTGCGCCAAAAAGGCTGTGGAGGCTTAGTATGAGAAATTTCCCGATCATCTTCTCTGCCCCCATGGTGTTGGCCAATCATGCTGGCCACAAATCCATGACAAGGCGGGTGATGAAGAGCCAGCCTGCCGTGGTTTGCGGCGAGTACTACTTTTATCATCGAGGCAAGCAGTACAAAATTGGCTGCGTTGATTCGCATCAGGGCGGCTCCACCATGTACCCGCTGGAAATGGCGAGCTTTATCGCCGACTGCTGCCCTTATGGCCAGCCCGGAGACCGGCTTTGGCAACGCGAGCGGTGGGCCACGTCCATAGGCTGTGACAAACAGCGCCCCTCCATCTTGGAAACCCCTGGTAACGGCTACGGCTGGCCTGTGTGGTACTCCGCTGACGATGCCGTGTGGTGGCGTGGTGCCAACAAAGGTGGCCCCGCTTTTATGAACAGGGGCCGGTGGCGCGCATCATTCCACATGCCCCGATGGGCTAGCCGCTCCCTGTACAATGTGCTGGAGGTCCGAGCGGAGCGCCTGCAGGCGATTACCGAGGCCGACGCCATCGCCGAGGGTGTGGAACAGGTGGACCATGTCAACGGTGAGCCTGTTTACCGAGATTATTTCGAAGACGGTTACGCCTGGTCCGCTGTGGAGTCGTATAAATCACTCTGGGATCATCTGCACGGCTTCAGCTCTCCAAACGCTTGGGACAGAAACCCGTGGGTATGGGTTGTGCGCTACGCACCGACCAAGGAGGGCACACATGCTTCTTGAGACCGTAAAAATTCGTCACGCCCACATGTACTGTGGCCTTGGTGGTGGTGCCAAGGGAATGAACCGTGGGCGCGCCCAGGTGGGCAACCTTCAGGCCCAATTCGAGTGCATTGGGGGCATCGATGTGGATGCCGCGGCAGTGCGCGATTTCGAGCGACTGTCTGGAGTGCCGGGCACAGTCATGGACCTGATGGATCGTGAACAGTATTTGGATTTTCACGGCCATCAGCCGCCAACGGACTGGCGCGAGGCCGTGCCTACGGATATTTTACGCGCTTACGGTTACAGGCATCCGCACATCCTTTTCCTGTCCGCACCGTGCAAGGGTTTCTCCGGACTGTTGTCCGCCGCCAAATCGCAGAGCCGCAAGTACCAGTCATTGAACGCGCTTACTCTGCGTGGCATCTGGCTTGCGTTGGAAGCGTTCAAGGACGATCCCATTGAGCTGATTGTATTCGAGAATGTCCCGCGTATCGCAACGCGGGGGCGCTGGCTGCTGGATCAGATTATAGGGTTGCTGCGCGCCTACGGTTACGCCACAGCGGAAACTACGCACGACTGCGGTGAATTGGGCGGTCTGGCTCAGACCCGCAAGCGGTTTCTGCTGGTGGCCCGGCACCGCGAATTAGTACCCAATTTTCTTTATGAACCCATCAAACGTCCCTTGCGAGCTGTCGGCGACATCTTGGGTCGCATGCCTCTGCCGGGCGACCCTGCGGCCGGTCCTATGCATCGCATTCCACGTCTCCAATGGAAGACATGGGTGCGCCTGGCCTTTATTGAGGCTGGCAAGGATTGGCGTTCCCTGAATCGCCTGGCGGTGGATGAAGGCTTTTTGCGCGACTACGGCATCGTGCCGGCAGGATCCTGGCGTGACGACATCCTGGGAGTATTGCCATGGGAAAACCATGCCATGACGGTCACCGGCAAAGGCAGTCCGACCAATGGCCGGTACGCAGTGGCGGATCCGCGCGCACATGAAGGCATGCACAACGACAGCCTGGGCGTACTCGCATTCAGCGACACGACTGGCACTGTGACCTCCCGTGGGTTCCCCCTGAACGGCAAGTTCAGCGTGGCTGATCCGCGCCTCGAAGGCGCCTTTAGGGGCAAATATACGGTCACTGAGTTTGGGGAACATGCTGGCACGGTGCTTTCGCGCAGCACTACCGCTCAGGGCTGCTTTGCGGTGGCTGATCCACGCACGGGCTATCCGGAAAGCTCTCATCAGAACATCTTCCGCATTGTGCCGTGGAAGGATCTGGCCAGAACAATCACCGGCGCTACGCATGTTGCAGGGTCGGCTCTCTCCGTTGCTGACCCTCGTTATCAGGGTGAGCATCACAACAATGTGTATCGTGTAGTCTCCTTCAAGGACAACGCAGGGACCATCACGGCCGGTGGACACCCAAGCAGCGGCGGGCAGGCAGTGGCGGATCCTCGGCCGTGGGATGGCGATCGCAAGGGGTACAACGGTAGTCACTATGGGGTGCTCGCCTGGGCGCAGACGGGGAAAACGGTCACTGGATCTGGAACCGTCGACAATAGTTTCGGCTCCGTGGCTGACCCCCGGCCGGCATGGGGCAAGGATAAGTTAAATTTTCTGCGTGGCCACTACGGCGTAGTGCCCTGGAACAAGCCCTGCAATACCGTTGCCGGCAGCGCCTGCTTCGACAATGGCTACTTTTCTGTGGCGGATCCGCGTGCCCTTATGCCTGCGCCGACCGACAATTGTGTTGCGCGCATTATCGCTGCCGATGGCACATGGCACCGCCCATTCACCACCTTGGAACTCGCTGCCTTGCAGAACCTCATTGATCCGGAGGAGCAGCTCGAGCTGGATGGATTGTCCGATTCCGCATGGCGTGAACGCATCGGCAACGCAGTCCCGCCGGCCGCAGCCGAGGCGATCGCCAGCGCCATGGGTGAGGTTTTACTGCTCACCTGGGCGGGAGAAACGTTTTCAATGAGCGCGCAGCCCATTTGGGTGCGGTCGGCAATGGCCGCGCTGATGAGCGCGCAGTAGGGGGTGAATGATGCAAGGGAGAGGAATGTCGCAGCTTATCCTCCCTCCGGAAGAGGAGTTTCGCCAGCTTTTGCTTGCAAAACTGCCTCCGGTTATTGCCCGTAAAGATGTCGAACGGCAAATCGGCGGCATCATTACCATGAAGACTTTGGCCAATGCCGATTCTTCCGGCACAGGTCCCTTGGGGGCATATCTGGTAGGGCGT